TTTCGTTGGCTTTGACCACCAGCGACTAGCAAGTAAAATACTTGAGTACACGACTCGTTGTGTTCGTACGTGTCAGGCGAACATCTCTAGGAACAACAATAGGCTTGGACCACCTATTGCCGAAGAGATGCCTGCCGTTCTCTCACGAGACACGACACTGCATAGGACCTGGGACGCTCAAGCAGAGAGCTACTCCCAGGTGGGACGCGGTGTAGGACGCAACCTCGAAGGTTTTCGTGGCGGAGTTACGAGGGTACTCCGATCCACCCACCGTGATTTCTTCGGTGGACTCGCATGGAGCGCGTTTGTGAGCGCGTTTAATGCGGGTGAGTATCCGATGGATCTGACCAAGTGTCTTGACCTGTTGGCTTTAAGGAGCCCAGAGTGCAAGAAGCTGCGGTCTGTCGGATTGGACCTCGCGACACCAGAATGGTTGTTGGTGCCATCTGGGTCGAAGAAAGCCGCGAAACTGCTAGTGGCTGACTTCGACGCGAAGGTCGAGAAGGCGCGTGACTATGCGCGCCGCGTCGAGGAGCTGGGCGTGCTCTTTCGAGTTACTCTGTCACAAACTGAGCTTGAGTTTGAAGCTCAGAAGTTCTTTGTGGCCGAGTGCCTCGGAATGGCAACGTTCCAGATCAAGAACGCGGTGCTGGAGATGTGGGATGATTTTGTCTCACAACCCCGTGTCACGCCGGATGAACGTATCATCGGCGGTCGGTGGTTCCCCTACCGACTGTTCCGTCGCATACGGCAGGTTCGAAAGACCAACGAAGGCTACGCCAAGATGAACTCCTTCTTCCAGGGATGGAAGCGGGGTCTTCAGGGTATGTCCGACGTTGAAATCGCGAACTCGCTGGCCAAGCACGCCAAGGCTCTGAGCAAATCTGACGAGAGTGACTGTCCCACCAAGGACAGTCTCCTTACTCGCGTCGAAGAATTGACCTATGAGCTCGGATTTGCATGGAAGCAACGGAAGAAACCGGGATACCTTCCGTCTAAGTCTGCAACTCTTGAGACCAGACGTGCGGATCATGGCACGCTGGGCAGACTTATTCGGGAATCCGGATACAGTGCCATCACGGCCTTTCCGGTTTTGGTGGGCTTCGTGGCTGAGAAAGGACGGTGGTCATCTCCTCAGCCCGTTTACGTCAATGGACCTACGTTGGCTGAGCTCACAGCCGAATTCGCGGAGCGTGGTCTGACTGCTCCAGCGACCGTCCAGGCAGAGGTGATTGTTGAGCCTCTGAAAGGTCGCATCATCACAAAGCCCACAGACTTTGCATACTGGGATCTCATTGATTACCAGAAGCAAGCCTGGCGATTCCTGCAGCGGTTGCCACCGTTCGTG